GTTTTCCCTACCCGCGACGACCCCCCCGCAGCCTTCCGAGTATCTTGAGATGACCACACCCGAGCGGATCAAGAGACTCCGCAGCAGGAGGACCGCGCTCGCGAAGGAGATGCGGCTTGTGAGGGCCGATATCAGGGCGGCGAAGACCCCCAACCGGTTCGGTGAGATCAACTATGCGCCCGTCGCGTCACTGCGCCTCAGGGTGCAGGCCCTACGCAACGACTACGACGACACCCGCCTCGAGCTGGCCGACTGGGAAGACCTCAGGGGCAAGGTCGGGAAACTCCAGGCCGAGGACTACACCGCCGACGAGTGGCGGGCGATGATCCTGGCCGACGCGCAAGCCTGCTCCGACGTTGACCTGCAGCTCTACCTACACGAAGCCCTCAACCGCACGGGCTACTCCCTGGTGGTCGAGAAGTCCGGGGCGCTGAAACTTGTCCGCCGTGCTTCGTGACCCTCTCGCGATGGTCGAGACCCGCGATCGGCGGGCGAAGCACTGCCTGGAGCGGCACTGGACGAACCCACAGATCCAGCTCTTCGAAAGCCCATACCGCCTAACCGTGGCCTGGGGCGCCAACGGGATCGGGAAGTCCCTCGGGGTCGCCGAGTTGTGCCGGCGCGCCATCGCGGGCGAGCTCTACTGGCAGCCCAGGCGCCGCAACGGGCGCACGGTCATCCTCTGCGGCAAGACCTGGGCTCAGGTCGGCGTCACGCTCGGGTACTTCTGGGAGCTGGTAGACCCGCGCTGGTTCGCAGCCAAGATCCGGTTCGAGGGCGGGCGGCTCCAAGGCCAGCGGCTCGCGGTTTACGACATCATCGACGGCCCAGGCAAGGGCGGCCAGCTCAGGTGCGGAACCTTCAACGCAGAAAACTTGGCCGGGCCCAGAGCCGAAGTCGCCATCACCGACGAGCCGCTGCCTGAGAACGTCCACAACGAGCTGTGGCCCCGCCTGTTCGGCCGCGGCGGGCGCCTGTACGAGACCTTCACGCCGACCATGGGCACATCCCATAAGCTCGGGTACCTCTGGGATCTGGTGGACGACCAGTCCAAGACCTACATCGGCGAGATCCAGACCGAGCTGACGATCGACGCGGTCACCCCACGCGGCGGCATCTATGAGATCCCATGGGTCACCGAGCAGGAGATCGAAGAACTCGAGGGCGGCATGTCAGCAGCGGTGCGCGCGATCCGCATGGGCCGCTCGAGGACCCCAGCATTCAAGGATGCCTATTACAGCGAGTGGGGCGAGCACCTACGGGTAGACGGCCTCCCCGCATGGATGGAGGAAGCACTCAGGGCAGGCGAGCACATTCCGATCGGCGTCGGCATCGACCACGGCTCCAAGCCCGGGGCTCAGCGCGCTGTCCTGGCGGCGGTCCAGCGCCGCGGCATCAGGTCCAGGGTCTATGTCATGGACGAATACACCGGCGACGGGCGCACAGAGAGTGAGGAGGACGCCAGCGGGATCATCGAGATGCTTCGCCGGAACCGCCTACGAATCCAGGACGTGGACCAGTGGGTAGGCGACCGGGCCCATGGCGGCTTTTCGGGCGGCGGCAAGAAGAGTAATTTTCGCTTGATGCAGGCGATAGCCGAAGCCCTCGGCATCAACACCACGCAGCGCGGCTGGATGGAGAAGCTACCCAAGACCGACAGCGGCCAGCGGTGCCCGCTGCTGAGCATCAAGACCCCGTACAAGCGCGACAAGAGCGTCTATGAGGGCGCGGACATCATCCACAGGCTGATGGTCAAGAGCGACCCGGCGACGGACGGGCACGACTACTACACCGTAGCCCGGCGCTGTGAACAGCTCGACAGCGATCACCGTGAATGGAGGGGCGGCAAGAACGAGCCGGCCAAGGACGGGTGTGACGCCGAGCGTTACATCGTGGTCCCCATGGTCGAGGGTCGTAGGCATTGACGGTACACCCGCAGGCTAGTAGGGTTCTCCCATGCAGGTCATAGTCAGAGGTACGTCAACCAAGGGCATCACGAAGCGCGGTCCTCGCGAAGAGCTCGGCCTACGTGTGCGGATCTTCAACGATCGCCACCTGCTCGACGTGTACCAGAAGCTCAAAGACGAACTCGCCGAACGCGCCGACATCATCGGCCCGATCGACATGTCGCGGAACCTGCTCCGGACCTGGACGCTCAACCGAGGCGTGGCCTACGAAGAGCCCGTTTACGTTGACACCCTCCCCGAGCAGCTGATCGCGATGATCGGCGACAACACCTCGGCGACCGTCCACGAAGAGTACGCGGCTGTAGGCGGCTCACCGCTCCCGTCCGTACTCTCCGACCAGGCCGAGCAAACGCTCTGGTATCGCCTGTCCTGCAACTTCGGGGCGACCTACCTGGGTTGGGACGAAGAGGACGCCGACCTTTACGTTGAAGCCCTGCAGCCCGACGACATCGACGCCGATTACAGGAACAACAATCCGCGCGAGCCGACCGTGATCCGGCGCTATCGCCAGTGGGAGATCTCGGGCGAGTGGAAGGAGTGCCTGGAGGTCTACGACCTCACCGACAAGGCGAACCCTTCGTACCGGATCTACGACGGCGACGACAACAGAACCGAAGAGCTCACCGGCTACAACTACGACGGCGACAACTACTGGTGGCGCTACGAGGACGGTACGCCGTTCCATCCGATCGTCATCTCTGGCAACCCCCGTGAGATCTACCGCGGGGCAAGCCGTGTCGAGGGCACCCTAAAGCTCGCGGTGCTGTACACCCATTGGGGTGCAGGCGTCCGCGACTCCGGGCACCCTCAGCGGCATCAGGTCGATCTGATCTTCATCGGGATGTCCAGCGACGCCGAGACCGGAAAGCAGGGCGTTCAGATGGGGCCCGAGACGTTCGCGTCATGGACCCACAAGGACCCCGAAAAGCCGGGCTTTTTCCACCAGGACGCCCCAGGATTTGATCCGGAAGTCATCGGCCGCGCTGTCCGCGGCTACGAGATGGGCCTGCTCTCGCCGAGCGGCAACCCAACGAACCTCGAAGGCACCGGCGGCGATCCCGGCGAGACCGAGCGACGAGCCTTGGACCGCGAGATCCGCAAGACCTTGAACGGGTGCAGGCGCCACGACGGCGAATGTCTAAAGCGGCTCGCGGCCATCGCCAACAGGGCGAGCGAGGCCACAGAGGGTATGGAGCCTACAGGCTTTCCAGAGGTCGCGCCCGGTGCGCTGTATCTGGACGAGGTCAAGAGGGACACCACGGACGACATCCAGGCGCTCGCCCTCAACGGCGCGCAGGTCTCGGCACTGTTGCAGATCGGGCTCAACGTTCATGACGGCATCCTGACGGAAGAGGCAGCCCTCGCGACGGCGGTTGCGGCGTTCCCCGCGATCCCGATCGATGTCCTGGCTTCGATTATGTCCGGCGTTGTCATTCCGCCGGAAGACCACGAAGAAACATCTGAGGAGGATGTAGACAATGGCGGAAGAGGAACTCGACGCGAAGGGACTTCTGGCGGAACTGAAGAGCCTGCTAGCGGGGAGACCGAAACCTAGCGGCGTCGAGCCCGGCCAGGCCATCCCCTACGAGCGCTGGATGAAGACCCAGGACCGCGCCAACGCTGCCGAGACGGCGCTTGCCGCGATGAGCACGAAGATCGAGGCGCTCGAGAAGGCCCAGACGAAGGCGCTCGACAAAGCCCGCACGGACTACGCCGCAGATCTCGGCAAGCGCGAGGCCGTCAACTCGGAGAACATCCAGCTATCAGAGATGGGCTTCGACGCTGACGGCCGCGATTCGCTTCGTTCCACGTGGAACCGCCAGCCCGAAGACAAGCGCGGGGCCAGCCCGCTCGAGTGGTGGAACTCGACCCTGGAGGCCAGCCATGCCCACCAGGAAGACGCCGAGAAGAACCCCGCTCCCGAGATCCCGCGGACCCTCACCGCGTACCTACCCCAGCCCGAAAAGCCCACCGAGCCCGAACCCCGCAAGGGCCCGCAGGTTGGCGGCGTCCGCGTTGGCCTGTCTCCTGACAGGGACGCAGGCCAGCGCAGGGGAACCGCGGACGCCAGCACCAAGATCAGCGCGGCCCGCAGCCCAGAGGACTTCTGGAAGGCCGTCGCAGATGCCGACGCTACTTGACGCGACAGGATAGCCCCGCTATCGTCAGATAAATAGCCCCCGATTCGTGGTCGTAACCAGTGTAGGGCATCGAGCTAGAACTTCTCAGCCGATCCCCTACACTGGAGAATCCCAAAATGGGCGCCAACGATCCTATCCGCACGACCACCGAACCTATGTCCGATGCCCTGGTGGCAGCCGTCACCGGCGCCATCGGCATGACCCTCGCTGACCGCGAGGCCGGCGGTGTGCTCGCCAACCCCGTGCTCAGCTCTGGCTTCATCAGCAAGGGCTCCTTCGAGAAGGCCCTCGCCGCACAGATCGTGCGTGTCGCCTGGGGCGTGGACAAGTACATCACCACCGCCGAAGGCGACGACTTCACGATCCTCGACCTCGCCAGCGACAAGGCCACCGTGACCCCAGCCCGCATGGGCTTCGCGCGCCAGATGTCCGACATGGCCCGCAGCTTCGACTCCTGGGGAATCCTGGACTACGCCCGCTTCGCCGCGGATGGCACCATCGGTTGGCAGCAGACCATGCTCTCGACCATCGCCGCGCTCGCTACCAGCCTCTCCGAGACCGGCGGCGCCACCGGCGCTGACGCCACCTGGGGCGCTGTCCTCAGCGACTTCATGACCCTCGGCGCCGCCAACGTGGCCGGCCCCTACGTGATGCTCTGCCGCCCGAAAGACTGGGGCAACATCGCCGAAGACGCCTACGCTCTCGGCGGCCGTGTCGCACAGAGCGCCGAGACCGACAAATACCTGCGGGCCTCGAACCCCGGGTTCAAAGGCGTCTTCATGGGTGGCGACCTCTGGATCTACACCACGAGCGAAGTACCGGTCAGCGCTGGCGACACCGTCTCGATGATGTTCGGCTCCGGTTGCGTGGCCTGGGATGCCCACATGCCCGCCCCCAGCCGCAGCACGAACCCGCTGCTCTGGACCCCCCTGTTCGGCGTCGAGACCGATCGCATTCCGCTCAAGAGCGAGGACTACATCGCGTACAGCACCCACCTGGGCGCCTCGCTGGACATCAACGCCGCGGGCATTCAGATGCCCTTCCTGACCTAGGCGAACTACCTGAACCTCTGGGGGTGGCTTCGGTCACCCCCAACCCCGGCCCCTGAGGAGGAAACATGGCCCTGACCCCACTCACCCAGCTCCCGCAGCGCGAGGCCGCAGCCAAGCGCCTGCCGTTGCCAGAAAACAGCCCGTTCCAGATCTACATCGATCCGCTTCGGGTCTGCATTATCGACGGCGAATACTACTACAACCCCGTAGAGATCCCCTTCGCTCCCGGGCGTCAGAACGTCACGAGCAGCGACACCGGCCCCATGAAGCTCTATCAAGAGGACAAGTTGAAGCGCGTCCTCGTCCCGATGGATACCGAGGTCACCGCCTGGGGCGAGACCGTCACCGGCTACATGATCTGCAAGGACATCGGCAAAGACCGGATGGGCAAAGACCTGAAGCACTACCACAGTGTTTTCACGCGCCACGTTCAGATCGGGAACAGCCTCATCCCAGAGTTCGACTACCCAGGATGGGACGACTTCTGCAAGCGCTGCACCGATATCGTCGGCCGGCCCCCGCATCAGCAGGTCCGCCAGATGGAAGCACGCCGCCTCGCACGAGCGGCCCAGAGCCACCGCCGTATCGCCGCCCGCTCACCGGGTGCCGAGGAATCGGCGGAACGAATCGAAGCCAAGATCGAATCAACCAAGAAGGGGGCAGGCAAGGCAAAGAAATAGCCGCCCGTCCCTGACCTCACCGCGCAAGCGGTATCGGAGTCCCCGATGAGTGTCAGCATCTACGAAAAGATCGGCCGCAAGGCCCTCGCGGCCGTCGGTATCGTGCTCTTCAAGGAGGCCAACGGCCTCGTTGACGAGGGTGTAGCCATCTTGGTCGGCGCCGGGGTTCCGGCGTCAGCAACTTACGGCGAACATACGCTGGCTACAGGCCAGAACGCGATCGCCCTTGACGCGGACTCTGCGAGCGCTGACGCTCTGATCTACGGCACGATCGACGGTGGAACCACCTGGCTTGCTATCGATGTAGGCCCTGTTGCTCTCGCTTCCCTCTCGCTCCCCCGCGGGAACGTGATCCGAGGTTCGGCCACGGGCGTAGGTGAAGCCCTCGACCTCACCGGAACCGCGAGCGGGCTGGTAGGCACCGACGCTACCGATGTACGGATCAAGACCATCGACGACCACGGGGCGAGCACCTCCGGAGCCCCGAGTGCGGCCGACACCGCGAGCGGGAACGCGAACGAGGCAGACCACGCCGCCGCGACCTGCACCGGCTCTGCTGTCGGTGACCACGGCGCAATCACCCCGGCTGGCAACTCCGACAACGCGGGCTCAGAAGTCATCGGCCAACTCATCCCGCTTGTCATGTATGGGGCCTGGGCTGTAGACGGTGACGCGGTGCACACGAACGGCGGCGGCCTCGTTGGCCAGCCCGCCATCCCCTCCGCAATGGGCGCAGCCTACTGCAAGGTCTACGACGTCGGAACCACCACATGGAGCAATGTGGCGCTGTCGTCGGCGCTGGCCGGCTGGACCGCGAATTACCAGCTCACCGCCGATGCGCTCAACGAGGAAGTTGGCGACCTGTTCGCTTTCGGCTTCGACGTACCCACCCCCGAGTTCGCCGTGGACTTGTCCCAAGCGGCCACATGGGGCGGCGATGGCATGAAGTACACCTATAGCGATGGCGTCGGCTCAACCGCCGACCTCACCGTTTCTGGCGGCGCCGGTGAAGGCTACGACAACACCGACACCACGGCGCAGGATGGTCTCCAGTCGCTACAGCAGAGCGGAGCCATCACGGTAGAGCCCCCGGCCGACTGGGCCCAGGACACCATCGACGGCCAGTTGGCTAACTGGATTTTCGGTGAGATCACCGCGCTGCAGGTCACCCAGACCCCGATCCTCAACAGCGTACAGCACGACGCGGTCGAGGGTGAAGAGGCCTGGCGGGTGCCACAGGAAGGCCTGCTCAACGCCCTGGTCGTCAATGACGCCGCGGCCACCCTGCACACCGCCCAGGACGTGATCTTCATCCTCTGGGACGCCATCACCGGCGCTCACCGCAAGTTCACCTGGGCGCAGGACCTGCGCCGTGAGCGGATCGCCTGCACCCCATGGGCGCTCACCACGGCTTCGCGGCTGTTCCTGTACGTCATCCAAGAAGACGGC